CGCCTAGCAACAATTAATGTTGTTAGGACTTACGCTGTCCGGCCATTGGACAATTTGGCGACATGCATCAAGAGAATTAGTAAGCGAATTGATTGACAGTTGGGCCGGTAACTGTAACAAGGGACATGAATCCTGAGAAGTAGATGGTTGCAGTTTGTTGACCACGGTAACCCTTAGTGTTAGTCATAGCATCGGCCAAGGTTGGATAGGCGGTCCAAGCGGAACCGTCCCAATACATATAACAGGTGAAGCCGTCGTCAAGGGTGAAATTAACACCTTCATAACGAACAGCCGTTGAAAGAGTAGCAGTGGTCCACGTATTGCGTACAGTTGAAGCAGAAACGGAAAACACAAATTTATAAATGTCACCAAGTGTAAGACCTGATGGAGCCACCGCCGTCAGACCAGCGATGTCTTGACCGGCGATGGAACCGGAAAGAGCCGTGTTACCAACGGTGGCGAACTGAATAGTCGTGGCGCTGTAAAGACCACGAGCAATAGGTAGCACACCAGCACGAGGGTTAACAGAAAGTTCCTTAAAGGTGATATCATAGTCCATAATAACATACCCAGGACTGTTGGAAGTGTTCGTCTTCGAATAGAACAGAATGTTGCCAGCGCCCTCCTCGCTCAAGTCAGGGTTAACCCCGTAACACGTACTCTTCCAATCGGCCGCTGGCGTTACAACGGCCGAATGATTAGTCCACTGGGGACCTAGCACGGTATGCGGGTCAGACAAGACAAAGGGTAGAAAATTGGCATTCGAGGTGTCAGGAGCAGGAGCGGACCTGTCACGTTCATAGTAGAAAGCGATATCTCCAGCCTGAGATGTAGGACTCGAGGTGATGTAATGGAAAACAATTTTGTTTACTTTAAAGTTAGCGTAAGATTGGACAAAGGCACGCAAGCCAGAGCTGGCAAGCACACTAGGACTAAGGGGCATTCCACCAATCAGCTCCCAACCGGTGATGTTGGAAGCCGTAGCGTTGCAAGCAAATGCAAAGTCACGACCAGTGACTCGCATACCATCAGCGACCTGACGGACATTGGGTTTACTTCCGGTGATGGAATTCCCGATTGCAACGGGGGCAGTATTGATAGTTGAAACAGCGCCGAAGTTCTTCGTGCTTGCACGACGCTTGATCGACGTGCGCGGGCGAATTACTTTGACCATGGGGCTTAACTTTGTTTTTCTTAGGAGAAAAGGAAGGGATAACAAAACGAACGTTTTTATTTTTGGGCGGTCTCACCGCCTTTTTACGAAGGGGACGGTATAAAGGTGTGAAATTGGAAACGAAGTTATCTTTTGTTTCTTGTGATGGTAATTGGGCTTTCAAATTAATTTCCTCGACCGGAGTCAGTGTGTACGGCTTATTGCGTGCCGGTTCTCTGGTGATAGCGCCAGTGACTCTTCCGGAGGTATATGGATCATAAACGAACTCCTTGACTGTTGGTGCAAAGCCAACTCGCGTTGACGCAAGCACTTCACCCGCAGCTTCGCGAGCAGCAGCACCACGCATGATATTACTACCAGTATTAGAACGGTCAAACCAGCGAATCGCTCGGTTACCATACAACACAGCAGCACCGTATAAGGGACCACGAAATCCCAAATCGCGTGTCTCAGTGTAAAATTTATTATCGGCCACAATTAAATCTTTTCTCGTTTTATGATTTTTATAAGCAGCGTCGTGCCGGCGACAGGCCTCATCGAGCAGTGAAACACCCGGTGGACCTTTGTCGACACTAGACTGGAATTTTCCCGCGGACCAGTAAGGTCCACAATAATTTGTTGTGAAATCCATGTTACAGTTTGTGGGGCCACTACAAATCGCGCTTGACGAATTCATCCAACAGATTGAACTGTACACAATCTGTCAGATTACCAGTTAAACTTTCCCTCAGCAAAGCAACAGCGGCATCACTCGATATGGAGTAACGATCCCTGAAGAAAACTTCCGTTTCTTCGCTGCGCTTATGTTTGTTAACAGGGAGACTCTTGTAAATTTTGCG